GTTCATCCGTTTCTTTTATGCCGGTCAAACACGATTTCTTGTTCCGTATGAGAATGATGTTGTGTATGACCGTGCTAAGAAACCCACTCAGAAACGAATTTATGACATAGCTCAACATACTTCGGCCACTGATGTAGCAATGAATTTTGTGAAGAAGGAAGCATATGAGACAGTTACTGATCCTCGTATGATATCCCAAATCAATGGAGTTGATAAGATGGACTATGCAGGGTTTATCTATGCTGTTTCCGATATATTGAAGAAACAGACATGGTATGCGTTTGGCAAAACACCCAAAGAAGTTTCTGAAAGGGTTGCCGAAATTTGTGAATTCGCTCAGAAGGTGAGTGAAACAGATTTTAGCAGGATGGATGGTCGCGTTGGCATTGTGTTACGTGAGCTGGAGCGCCGTCTGATGTTACATGGTTTTAAGTCTGAATATCATGCACGTTTGTATGAGATTATGCGCAAGCAATATTGTTTGCGTGGAAAGACCAGACATGGCGTCAGATACAATACTGGTTTCGCTCGGTCCTCAGGGAGCTTGGAGACTTCTGATTTCAATAGCATTGATAACGCGTTTACGTGTTACATGGGCTATAGAAGGATGAAGAATCAATTTGGTGATTATTTTTCACCTTGTGAAGCTTGGAATAAACTGGGGATTTACGGTGGTGATGACGGTCTGAGTGCTGACTTGGATTCGCATGCCGCTGGGTTGTCTGCCAAATCGGTTGGGCAGAAGCTTGAACTTAGGGATGTGAAGCGAGGGGAATTTCCCGTCTCGTTTCTAGCCAGGCGTTACGGGCCCGACGTTTGGTTTGGAGCTAGTGATTCGTGTTGTTCAATAGTGAGGACTTTGTCAAAGTTCCACACTACCGTACATTTACCCCGAAACATCACTGCTTCCGATAAGTTAAGAGACAAAGCTTTTGCATTGTGGCTAACCGACAGAAACACTCCCGTGGTTGGAATATTTGTGAAGAAAGTTTTGGAACTGTTTCCTATGTCAAAGGAAAAGTTTCAAAATCTTGCTGGTCAATGGAATGTTGAGTTGGATGAAAGTAAGCAGTATCCAAATGATAATTCTATCAATTGGATGGAATCAATATTGGATGCTGAAATACC